GAAACTCATTAAATGCCGCAACACAACGGTCAAGTGGTGTTTTAGTTTTTATTCTCAAATTTGCTGAATATCCACACAACAGGTCATCATACCTTTCAATAAAAGGTATCATCGTCACGACATCATCCACAAAATAAAATTCGTTGAAATTACCATTTGCTTCTGTATAAGATAGTCGGAACATAGACACAATATCGTTCATAATTTGTAATGTGTCTGACAATATGTCAGTCATATTATCCATATCTCTTTTCATAATATCTGACACAATCAAATTAAATTCATAAGTCATAAAATTAAACTCTTGAATTACATTTGCGGGTACAACATAAAAATATGGATAGTATGGGGCTTGGTCTGATGGATTCACTTGTTTATCTCGTGTATCCACCTGATAACTGAATTCATCTAAATCACCAAACCCAAATGAATTGATTTGTTTGTGTCTATTTGATAATAACCTAAAGTCATCAACGATATTTTTCAGGTTTAGATATTGAACTGTTTGTGTCATTTTTATTTTTTCATTTGTTGTTTCATCGCTTTATCTTGTTCCGTATGTAAATCACTAAGGAACGACAGATGGTTGAGACAAAGAATAAGGGGCTGACGAGTAATACTGTCAATTTTCCAAACTTTGTTCTCTGAGAGTTGAGTAATCCAGATATAGTAGCCCCAAAATTGAGAAAAATTAGTAGTATCCTTACTCCCCTCACTATCCACTTGTTCTTTGAATAAACTTGAGAAAGACCGAACAATTCCTTTTCTAAAGTCCATAAAAAAAAAACCGCACCTTCAACATATTTCATCGGTAGGGTTTTGAAGTTTTCTATACTTTTCTTGAAATCTGTTTCTCCATATTTTTTTCCTTTCTCTGTGTATAAATATGCTGCTAATTCGTTCAGATTAGCAATTTTGTATGCCTCGTCCTTCATAATAAAACTATCAATATCCACAAATTGTCCGAATGATATGTTTCCAAAGTCAGCCAATTCATATTCCACGTCATTATGTTTGATTGTATTATAAACTTGTTTGGACTCTTGATTTATAAATGAGTATAATAACTCACCACATTTTACTAACTCGTTGGTGTCCCCGTCTCTTACCTGTTCCGTTGTCAGACCAGTCATATCAGCAATCATCTTTACATAAAGGTCAACTTGGTCGAGTATATTCTTGAACTTCATTATGTTTGCCCACATCTCTATTGTTAATTCACGGATGGGGTATTTTTTGTTGTTGTATTCTATGTATGCTTTACTCATATACTTATAAATATATTTTTTTTTATTTTTTTTTAATACACGAATGTCCCCGTGTTTCTATACATCTTCATTTCAAGGACATAACGAAGGGGGTCTATAAGGTGATTACTGGCATCCACTGGTTCGTCTAAGTTATTACCATTTTTGTCTGTCTTCCATACATAATTCAATAACTCAGTTTCAAGGTTTAATGAGTTTTCGTGTATAAAAAAATTACTTCTTTTGATGAGGTCTATCCCGTGGAGGATTGAGTTTTTCTTTACTGGCTTTGCGTTTATCCCCTGTCGTCGTAATTCCTCTATGGATTGGGGATTGGAACTATCACAAATAAAATCATCTTTGAGGTTTATACCTAAGTCCTTTATTTTATAAATAAAGTCAGGTATGGTTATATTTTTCATATAGAGTAATTCCTCACAATAAATGGAGTCATCTTTCTTATAAACCCGTATAAGAGTGGAGGGGTCTGAATAACCCCAGTCAATTCCATAACCAAGTAATTTTGACCCCTCTGGTAAGGTCAAATACTTTTGGTGGTGGGATATTACCATTTTAGTTGGAAGACCTCTCTGACCTAGTCCAAAAACCCTCCACAAGTTTTGGTCTCTATGCTGTAGTTTTTCAATTTCTTTGACCTGAACTTCAGGAAGGAAGGGGTTGTCCTTGTAAGTTGTTATAACATAATTTACGTCAGGTTGTCCTTCCAAATCATATATCCACGACCTCCATAATGACGGGTTCAAATCAATTACAATAAGACCTGCGGTTCGTAATACAAGTTGGATATACTCATCATAACTCACTTCTGTTGCCTCGTTGATAAATAAGTAATCTCTCTTACGACCTCGCACTTTGGTTTCATCATCAATACTGAACCACTCAATCATATTTGACCCTATCTTGTAATACGCGTCCCCTGCGTGCCAGTCATCAGGTTTGTAAATATCAAACATAAGTAATACTTCTTTGAGGTCTCGTAGGACTGACCCTTTCAAGGCGGGACCAGTTTTTCTCACAATACTCAAAACCTTATTCTCTTCCTGTAATAATTTATACACAAAGAAAATAAGAATATTGAATGTTTTGGAAGCACGAGACGACCCCTGAAAAACATTTATTCTTTTATCACTTTCAAGTAAATCTTGAAATACCTTTGTGGTGGATATATTCATTAACTAACCTGTATCTTTACTCCCCCATTTTCAAGGTCGGGGTTATTTTGTGATGCTAATGCTTCCCGTAGTTTATTGTTGAATTGTTTGGTTATGTCCCCGTTTCTTTTTTTCCAAGCCTCCACCTTTTGTTTGTGGTTTTTTCGTAGTTTTGATTTTGCCATATTATCTGCCCTGTGCTCTATAAGGTTTTACTGGTTTATCTTTTGGTGATCTGGTTTTCCGTGCTTTTCCTTTTCGTCTCACACCAAATGTTATTTTCCTTGATGAGAATGTTTTGGTTTGTTTGGTTGCCATTATTCCTCTGTTGGTTTGTCTGTCCTGATTATGTTTATATTAAACGGAGGGGCTGCTATACTATCACCTTTTGTCGTGACATCTAATACCTCTTTTGGTTTTCCATAAACTCTATTCAATAAAGTTTCCATCGCATCAAGGTTTCCTTTTTCAATACTTTTTCTTATTGCTGACGCTATTGTTCTTTCTAATAGGGTGCTGGCAGGATTATCCCATACGACCCGTAATTCTTCAAGAGTAAGGGTCATAAGGGTTTGTATAGTATCGTTTATCTCAGCTAATTTATACCCCGCCCTTTTGAGTTGTAATACGGGTTTTTGTGGTCTTCCTTTGGGGTTTCCACTCTCACCTTTTTTCCAACGGGGCTCAATATCTTTTCTTCCTCTTGGCATCTTATGAATTAGTTGTTTTCTTGTTGTTTATCATCACTTATGAATTGTTTATAGTCTCTGTGATTTTTATTCAATTTGACCTTATTTTTACTGAGGACTGTTTGTATTTCTTTTTGATTTTCTTGTGTCCTTTTATCTGCCTGTTTGGTTAAATATTCCAAATGGTCGGGGTCAATTCTCTTATGTTCCTGGTCTTTTTTTCTTTTTCTAATTCTTTTGATTTCAGAACCAAATGGCTCACACTTCCACATTTGTTCTAATGAGTAATATACGATGGTATAACGATAATGGTCTTGTTCTGGTTTGGAACTATAAAAGGGACTTACCCCGTGTAAAATACTTTGTCCGTCAAATATACATAATGAGCTGTCTGATATTTCAAGTTTGATATTATATGATGGTATGACTAGTCTGCCACCTACAACATTTTTCTTGAAAGCAACCATATTGGATAATACCCCCTTGAAGTTTCCACTATCAAAATGATATTTGAGTGCGTTGTCTTTATTTACAATTCCTGATGTGAATATTGAGTTTTCTATTTTCCACTCAGGTAGTATTTTTTCATTTACTATTTCTTCGTGTTTTTGGAATACCTCAGGAAAATTATTTTGATAATAATTTGTTAGTTGTGATGCGAAGTCTGTTATTACGAAATGTTGTTTCGGAAACTCTGTAGCCATACTTGTAGGATTACAATAGTCGTGACGGACAGTAATACGGGGTCTATACCCAAATATTCTGCTTTGTGATATTAGTCCTAATGTTCTTGGACCAGTTTCATATTTGATTGTTTGGACAGCCCATCTCAACGCATCAAGATTTTCTTTCATCTTACAATATAGAATAACAGGTATTCCGTTGGTGGTTATTATTGTGTCTTCTGTAATTGTTTCATCAACATCATCTTCAAGTGCTGTTCTTTTTTTATATTTTTCTAAATCAATATCTATTGGTTGTATTTCCCGTATAATCATTTCTTTTTTAATTTTGGTTTTGGTGTATTGTCTTTTAATCTCAGTTCAGCGTGTCCTGTTGTTTTTCTAATATACATCTTACAATGGTTCGGAAACATCATAGATATTTTCTTTATAGAGTTGTGAATATATTCTTCTGTTCGTATTTCTTGTAATCCACCAGGTTCGCCATAATATTTTGTTTTGATTGTTATGTCGTCAAAACGGACTAGTGCTCCATTATAAATATATTGTCTGAGTGAGTTTTCATAATCTTCTCCGTGGTTTGTCTGTCTAACTAAAAATGAGTCGTGTTGAACTATTGTTCCAAACATAGCACCTATGATATAACATAGACCCGTTGTTATTTGGTGTTTCATAAAAAATGGATTACCTGCTGCGTA